TTCGCAATCCAAATATACTGACCATCCGGATAACCAGTAAAATTGCCATCAGCCGCCATGATAGCCGGAACGATCCAGGTTGCCAGCAATACAGCCAGCATTATTTTAAGTAAACTTTTCATAACAATATCCTCCTATCATGGTGATAGAAAAAACCCAGACACCGGTCCCCCGCTCAATGCAAGGGACCGGGACTGGGTCTGTTGTTAGGGCATTTCAAAACGAGCGAAAGCCGAAGGGATAGTCAGCGCACCACTTCTCCGAGCCTCGGCCCTGAGTGCAGTGAGGTTATTCTCCCAACATGATACCAGGCTCCCGTCAAGGGTCACGGTTACATCGCCGCTGACCTTAATCTGGAGACCGTGCTTCACGCCGATCCGGAGATACTTCAGGTTCCCGAATAGTACCGGGACAACGCCGGTTCCGTATCCAGTCTTGACCGGCATCTTCTCAACCAGCTCAACCGGGAATCCCAGGATGGTCCCGAATGCTACTCCGGTAGGATCCGCCTGAAAGATCGGCCGGCCAACACCATCAACGATACTCAGGCAATCCCCGAGAACTGTCCGGTGCATAAACCAACGGGCTCCAGCTGCGGCCTGGCTAACGATAGAACAACTGGCCTCAACGAACTTGGCATAGGTCAGGCCGTCCGCATCCGCACTCGCCAGGTCAACCTCATTGACCAATACATTATACGGGATGGACACATACGGGGACGCAACATCGCGTCCGAGGAACTGATAATCCAGGTCCTGCCCGAATGCCTCACCGCACTTGGTATCGAGATACGATACGATGTCAACCAAGCTCCCCTGTATCTCTTCATCGGAGATAACAATCTGGAGAGCAGGCTTTTTCAGGTCAAGATCGACCTTGGTCAATGTCGGCTTGGTAACCGTCTTTGCCACGGCTTCATCGGTATAAGTCACTGTGAGCGCCGAGGTATCGGTCACAACTCTAACACCATCTGATGTCTGGGTCCGGAAGTCCGCCAGCCGTGCAACCACTGACTGCTCTTCCATAATCCTGACGATCTCCGCCATGGTCTCGCGCGGGGCATTGATATAGCCGCCCTGGCCATCGGCGCCGGTGTACATGATGTCATCGGTGAGTGCCTTAATCTCTCCGCCATCTGCGGCTTTCAGGCCGAGCAGCTTGGTGTAATACATTCCACCCTTGAGAACGTCTGAGGGGTCCCGATGCGGGAATTTTGCCTTGACTTCGTTACTGAAAGCAACAGTCTTGTCCGGGCCTTTGAGGTCCTTCACGGCATTCTTAAAAATGTCCGCAAGGTCTTTTTTGGTAAGTTTGCGCGTCATGCGTAACCTCCTATGGTTTTAAAGACATTAAACGATTGTTCCCGTCTAATATCTCTGCCCCTTTCGGAACTGATATCTCCAACGGAGGTTGGGTTAAACTAAGTTACCCGGCCCGCTTCTTTCTGGTAAATCTCAAGCATGAACTTCTGGCCTTCATCTGTTTCGGTCAGCCATGCCATTGCTTCTTCTTCGTCAGCGAACTCGGGGTCACTTGATCCTAATGTACCACTCTGGTTTTTCTTGTCAACATTCTTTTTATTTTTATCTTTAGCAACCAGCGCGGTCTTCTCCAGCATCTTGATCAACTGAACTTCCAGGGTATCTTTGAATGCTTTCTCCATCACCCCACTGAACAGCTTCTCGGATAATAGTTCTGATAAAAGGTTTTTTAAATCCTTCCTGGCAACAGGCTTTCCGGCATCCGTTACGATCTCGAAGATCTCTTCGCCTTCGGCGTCGAACTCCGGTTCTTCATCGCCATCCCCATCATCGTCGCCACTTCCTCCGCCGCTATCCGATCCATTTCCAGCGTTATCATCACCGGAATCCCCGCCAGTTCCACCGCCCTCTCCGCCTGATCCAGCTTCCCCATCGCCCCCGTCAGTATCTTGTGTCTCACCCCCTGCCTGGCTATCGCCAGCACCCTCTTCTCCGCCTTTATCATCCTCTCCTCCTTCATCGCCTTCGCCTCCGTCTCCGCTATCCCCGCCAGCTTCATCACCATCTCCGTCACCTTCGCCAGAACCGTCGTTATCATCCCCTTCGCCGTCGGTATTGTCTTTGCCTTCGTCATCACCCTCTCCTTTGTCGCCTTCATCATCCTTATCGCCCTCTCCCGGCCCTTTATCATCCCCATCCTTATCATCTCCCTCTACTGGAGGGATAGCCCCGGAGGCGGCTCCTAAGCTGCCCTTATTCTTGGCTGTGCCCTCACCATCCTTACCCGGTCCCGGACGTTCAAGCCGTCTCATCTCTCCGCCACATTCCGGGCACGAAATTTCACTACAGTGGCTATCGCTCGATAATGTATAGCCGCAGATGATACACTCGCAATTATATTTACCTGCCTTCATTGCATCGCCCAGGGTGCCCTTGCGAGTCAATACCATTGTCCGGACGTATAAATCATGGAGTGCTTCATTAGTCGGCATCCCGTCATCACCCTTGATCGCTTCGTCTCCCACGATCTCCTCGATGTATTTATGAGCGGCGTACCATTCCCCCGCGCTTTTCTCATCGAACCGCTCCGGGTCGAATAGCAATCCCCTAACCACTACATCGCCATCGGTCCCCACCCCATATACCAACTCGATCCCGGCTTCAAGTACCAGGGTCTTATCGGTATCTTTAACCGCTTTGGATTTCTCCAGGTATAGCTTCTCTTTCACTTTCTCCTCTCCCTTGTTTATGCCGATCTGCTTTTTATTGATCCCCATATCCTCGACCATCTTCAGGTCATGGATCTCTCCGCTCTTTACCATTGCCATTAAAGCATCTGGGTTCGACGGGACCGGGACGATTGAATATTCCAGCAGTAACCATTTTGTATATATCCTTCGTAATGCCGTTAAAGGATTATCCCCTTCCTTCAATTCTATATCTTCATATTCGAGCGGGACAAATCCAACTGAAAAGGCTCGTAAGTGTCCAGTCTTCATCATGTGTTTTACGGTATCCGGGAACCAGTCACCCCGGTATTGTTCCGGTGCTGGGGCGAAAATCGTCTTCGCTATTATCCCTATAGTTTTTTTAATCTTCAGCCACATATTAGTCCCGACTGGCAGCTCGCCATAGCCATGCGCCCAGCATACCGTCCGATTCTTATTGTAGTCGGAGAGGTCCGCGCCCTTCGGGTCAAGGATCTCATTGTCCCGATCCATTGTTGCCGTAGAGATTACTCCAATAATCGCGTCATCGGCCTCGTCATACTCCATCGACTTTGCCACGAAGAACTTTCTCACGAACTCCGCATCCTTACCCAGTCCCAGTTCTTTTGCCTTGCCCGGATATACGTCAGCCAGCTTAACTCTCTGCGTCATTAAATCTTTTATTTTCTTCATGGTTTGCCTCCTCGGCATTTTAATTTATGAGTCTGAATAGTGGGGCGTCATTCTTCTTTGCTTCATCGACTGTGTAGGTTATTGGTATTAGTGTGCAGACACAGTTGCAGTGAATTGGCGGAGCGGGAGTATCACTATAATCCAGGGTCATTTCGCCCCCGTCTTTGCCCGTTACTACATCGCCCTCATCAAAGAAGTTAGCATTGATATCCGCTACCCTCCCCTCCATCGGTTCGCAGAACTCACAAGGTGACGGGCCGTTGATCCACTGCTTGCCCTTCACGACATCGCTCTGCTTCCATCCTTCTAATGCTCCCCAGTTCGACGCCCGCAATGTCTCTGTTCGGGCTATCCGATTGGCCTTATATGATTCGCTTGGTACAAGCCTGAACTCTCCCTCCGGGGTTTCTTGCAACAGTCCGAAGCTTCTGCCAACACGAACCTTCAAATCGTTCAGGCTCTCCCCGGCCTCCATGCCAGTCGCCAGGCTATCCTGTAGCTGCTTGATATCAGTATCAATCGGATATACCGAGAAACCACGCCTGATTTTCCTTATCTGAGCTTGCGCCTCCGGGTTATCAACATCGAATACTGCAATGGGATTGACTTCATCCGAAGGCAAACTATCCGCTCCGAGCGCCTTGTTCTCTCTCGATACTCCCTTCCCGGTTGCCTCTTCGGTCAGTAACTTCTGCTCAACTCGGTATATCCCTTCCCGGCCTGCTTCCTCGTATAATTTTACCAGGGGTTCGCTCTCATCATACAGCCATGTTTTTAATGCCGTCCCACTCCCGATCCATGCTCCCGGATTGCCGCCCGGATTGTTA